AACCCTAAGAATACTCACAAGACTTCAATGCCTCGTGGTGGTAACAATCTTTAATTAATTTTCAATTATGTCTTACGATGCTATCAAATTCCTTGGGGAACTTAAAAATAAGCTCCCCGCTTGGGCAAAAGTTGTTGTTATTTGTATAATAACTCTTGCGTCCTGTGTCTTTTTCTTTACTTCTTGTGGAACTACTACTCGTATTAAAGCTGCTACTACTGACGGCTCTTCCATTTCTATCCAGGTTGAAAATAAGAGTGACACTGATTCAGAAACCAATGTTAATCCCGATATTCCTATAACTATAGAAAAGACGGGTTTGCGTTCTTATAATATTTATTACCGACATAATTAACTTTTTTGTGGTATGATACAGAAATGTAAGTACAATCCTAAATACGGACTCAAAGCCGTTGCTAAAGGTAAAGCAGTTAATCTCGAAGAGGCTATTTCCGATTTTACCGTTACTGGTGGTCAGATTGTGATTACAAATGGTATGGAAACAATTGACTCCGTTGGCTCTCGTATTCGTGATAGCTTTGATGCTCTTGAGAATTTCTCAGCTGCTGCTGCTATGTCAGCTCCCGATAACAATGGTATTGACAATAAATAAAGGTGTGGAAAACCCCATGGGTGCGTGCGCATAGTGCGCACCCAATCCGCACTTACTTGATAATATAAGCGGATTTTCCACAATCCTATTAATCAATCACTTAAATATAAATATAATCATATATGTGGCCCGAGGATATAGATAATGATTACTCTTATATGAATCTTAGAAAGCAATATGAGGAATCAGCTAAAGCAGATCAAAATAATCTTGCAGCCAACTTAACTAAAGCCGGTATAGGTGCAATACTTAAAATGATAATGTAATATGGCTCGTAATAGATGGATTAAGATTCGTACTAATGACGGCAAAGGCGTTAGGTACGTTCGTGCAGACCGTTATGAATCTTGGAAACAAGAACATCTTAATGACACTTATGGCTCTGCTGCTCGTAATCACTTTATTGGAGGCGAGGACGACAAAGGCTCTTTAAAGTGGAATTTTGATGAATCTGATGCTTTATATAACGGAGGCTCTGGAGGTAAGGCTAACGGATTTCTTGACTTCTTCTCTAATCTCTTTACTAAATGGTCTGGTACCGGTATGACAGACGCCGAAAAAGACGCTGCCGACTATAATACCCAAGTTGGTCGCGAAAATATGGAACTCGAGAAGCAAATGCAACTTGAAATTTTCAATCAAACTCAAAGTTATGAAGCCCAAGTTCGTAATATGCAGGCTGCTGGACTTAACCCCGCCCTTATGTTCAATGGAGGTGCTTCTCAATCTTCTGTGTCCGGTCCTTCTGCGCAAGCTGGTACTGCGACCGCTTCTCCTTCTGGCGAGTTTCCTAATATTTTAGGTCTCGTAAAAACGATAATGGGAGCGTCTCAACTTAAGTCAGAGAATAAGCTGCGTGAGTCTCAGTCAGAAAAGAACATCGCTGACGCTAATGCTGCTAATGCTTCCGCAGGTAAGTCTAAAACTGAAACGGAGTTGCTTGAGATCGATAAACGTTGGGCTGAAGTTCGTAACCGGATATATACAAATGAAGGACTTTCACGAATAAAAAAGAATCTTTCTGATATTACCGTTAATAATGGTCGTATCCGTCTTATGGATAGCGAGGTTAGTCTTAATTTCAAAGATATCAAATTAAAAGACAGTCAAATACTCGTCAACGAAGCCGACGCTGTTCTTAAAGGTCTTGACGCCGCGAAAGCGCGAAAACTCTTGCCCTACGCTGTTGAATATTATCGCGCCGATATAATGCTTAAAAATGCTCAGACGGAACAAGCTAAGAGTTCAGCCATTTCGCTTCACGCTAATGCCCTTGTAAGCATGGCTGAAGCTATGATAAAAGAGGGCTTAGTCTCGGGTGGTTATGTTCGTAAATTTTTGAATAACCTTGATGCCGACACTTTGGAAAAGAGTGGTTTAGCTAACCTTCATACTGCTCAAACAGGTCTTACTGAACAACAGACAGCAACTTCTGCTGCCACTGAGCGAGCCCAGAATGCGCAAGCTGATTATACCGAGACTTCCCAAAATTTCATTGTCGCTGACAAGCTAATAGGCTATTGGACAAACTTTATAACGCTTTCTGCTGATGTTATTGGTGCTGCACTCCCTCTTTTGTAATTTTAACTATTTTTCAAACGCCGTGCGTGCGTACGCGTCAACGCGTGCGCGCGCGCGACATGTCGCGAGGAGAGCCCCTCCAGGCAGCTCCCCGCAGCGGGTACGTGTTGCGTGCGTCCGTAGGATTGCCGTGTACGTTCGCACGTTGTTTAATGTATTTTTTCTTATACAACACGAAAAAACAATACGGATAACAACAACATTTCATTGCGTAGTCACTTACTTTGTCCTGTAATCAATTTTTAAATAAACATATGAGACTCATCCACCACCACTTTGATCTTATTGGACCAAGCGTTCACAGTCAAGTTTGCAAGCCTTCCTTTGCTGTACGTTACATCAATGATAGGCTTAATGATTTTGCTTTTTATAAGGAAGTTGTTACTACTCCTGTTAAAAACACTAAAGAAATACGTTCCCTTATAAAATTATCGACTCATACCTACATAATTCTTCGAGGCGCTCCCGAGGAAGTTATGCCTGTACTCTCGTGGCTTAATGGTGCTAAAGAGGCCTACCTCGAATTCATAAGCAGCCAGGAATCAGAATGAGAGAGGCCTGTATTTTCTTTTACCACTCTGCCATTGATGAACAGAGCGGTAAGCCTCCATTGCGCACTGTTTTTAAGTATTATCAAAACTTAAATGATTTGCTATATTTTTGTGAAGGCTATGCCCAAGGTTCTCGATTATATTACTACTCAATAACTTTTTGAAATATGGAATACGGAGAAATTACTTTCATATTAAAACTAACAGCCGAAGACAGTACTACTGACAATCGGGTAGTACTTTTCTCTCATAAAGTTGAATCTCTATATAGAGGATCTCTCATTGAAGACTACAACGAGGATCTCCAGGAATCGTTCGATATCATGTTTAAACGCTACGAGGTCGTAAGAAAACACATCGACGACAGGATTACCCTTTTAGCATCTGTCAGCATGGTTTCCCCATTCCTCGTTAGGCCTATTACGAAATATCTTCGAAAATCAACAGCCAGGGAGTTTCTTTTCGAGCAAGATTTCTTATAATTAATAACTTATGCCAGTTTGTCCTTTTCGTCAATCTCGTCAAATCACCTGTTCCGATGGGTCCAAGCGTAACATACTTTACCCTTGCGGATGTTGTCCTGTGTGTAGCAAAAACATTCAGGCTCAAATATTCCCCCGCATACGCGAGTCAATGCTGGGACATCGTCATACTATATTTTTTACTCTCACTTGTACTGATGATCATATAAAATACGCTTTTGACAAAGATACCGGGGAAGTGCTTAAATATAATGATGACATGAAGCCTTATCTGCAACTTTTGCTTAAGAGGATTGACACTAGGCTAAGGCGTAAGTACCCCGAAACATTTACTAAAAAACATAAAGGTTATGAATACTATTTTTGCCTCGAGTATGGCCCTACTACTCAACGTCCACACTTACACGGTGTTATTAATCACAACTATTGTGACGATGATTTTACAGATGTTTTTCTCGATTGGAAAAGAAAAATCGGTTACACTGTTGTTAAGTCTATCAAACGCACAGACACCTCCACCTTTAGTAAAGTCGCGCATTACGTTTCTAAATATAGCAGCAAGGGTGTGCTCGATTCTCTATTCCGTCATTTCCGTAATAAAACCATTCCTGCTCCTTGGCGTATTTACTCTTCCGGCTTTGGTAAATCTTATTTATCCCATAAGCAACTTTCTTGGCATCGAGCTGAGGACATCAGACGTAGAGACTTTAAGAACCCATACTCTTACATCACTACCCGCGCGGATACTATATATAAGCGCATGTGTTATCACACTGATGGTTATAGTTTTAGCATGCCGCTCTATTATAAAGATAAGATTATTGCGGCACCCATCCGTAAAATTCAAAGACCTAACATTGATGGAAAAATGGAAACTCGTTATGTCAAGCTGCGAGCTAATACCCTATCACTTCTATTTGAATTGGGTTTGGCACGTCACCGCATTCAAGTACATTTGCAACAATTACGAGCGATGGCAAACAACCTCAAAACTTCAGACTTTGATGAAGTCTACCATAATTTTGTTACACAAGAAGAGTCGCTTATTCAAGAATCTTATAAAGTAATTTGCACGCAAATGAATAATTATTATTTTTGCAAGAAATATAAGCAAAAACGTTATTCTTATACATCTAATTATGAGTAGATACAACAAACTTTTTAACCATGTACCCATAGACGTTCCAAACCGCTCTGGGTTCGACATGTCGCACGATTGCCACGGAACTCTCACTTGTGGTACCCTTGTCCCCGTCCTTGTAGACGAACTTCTCCCGCAGGACACTATTTCTTTAGGGCACCTCACTAACATGGAGTTTCCCCCATTCGCAACTAACTTTCGTGGTCGCGTTGATGTCCATCTTGAAGCCTTTTTTGTTCCTAATCGCATTCTCTATGGCGGTTGGGAATCTCTCATCACGCATCCTACACTTTATCCTATCTATCCAGAGGGGACTGACGCTCAGACTAAGAGCAAATATTTGCCCGGTATTACTGTTAGCCCTCTCGGTGATACCGGCCCCTCTGCTATTCCTCCTGCCGAACTTATTAACCGCTGGTTTGGTCCTGGTTCTCTCGCTGATTGGTTGGGATATAAATGTTATAAAGTAGCTAAAGATCCAGTTTCCCCTGTAGGTATTTCTATACCGAACGCTCTTCCTTGGCTCGCGTACCATAAAATTTACAATGACCATTACCGATATAGTAAGATTATGCCAGAGCTATTTTACAGACCTGGCACTACTGCTCCTATACGTACGTCTCCAGTTCCTTCAGTGGGCAGAATTTTTACATCCCCTTCTGTAGTGCCATATAGTTCTGATAATGGTATTGGGAAAGTTTGGATTCGCGCCTCTAAATATCCCGATGATGATCCATATTCCGTTTTCCCTGACGGTCATAGCATTCTCGACTTACGTCAGCGTACTTGGTTCCGAGATTACTATACAACTGCGTCTCCTGAACCTCAGGCAGGACAAGCTGCTTCTGTTTCCTTTGATATTGTTAATAACAAAGGGTCTTTTACAATCGCTGAACTTCGGTCTCAAAATTCTCTCCAGATGTGGCTCGAACGTCAGAATATTTGTGGATATGACTATGCTTCCCAAATAAAAGGAAATTTTGGTAAATATCCTTCATCTACGGCCTTTAATAAAGCACTTTATCTTGGCCGTTCTGTATTCAATATGTATTGTAAAGGTGTTTCTCAAACTTCCGGAGGTCAAGGTGCTGTCACAAACTCAAATCCATTTACATCTGTTGGTACTCGGTATGGTCAAGGCATGTCTCTTGAATCATCATCTTTGGTAGACTCTTTTACTGCGGATGAACATGGACTTCTTATGGTGATGATGTCTATCGTTCCTCATGCCTCTTACGGTTCTGGTAAAGATAGATATTTGTTCCGTTCCACTATGTCCGATTTCGCTTTTCCTCTACTTCAAGGTGTTGGCGAGCAGGCTATACTTAGTAGAGAACTTCTGGGCCTTATTGGTCAAGACGCTTCTGAAACTGATGAGTTTGGGTACTGTGACTTGTATTCTGAATATAAGTTTAAGAATGACAGAATTCACGGCTTACTTCGTGATGGGTCTCCCCTTGATAGTTTCGCTTTGCAGCGTGGTTTCAATAACCTTGACATTAGTATTTCTACTGACTTTCTCCTTATACCAAAGGGGTATTTGGACCAGGTTAAAGCAGTTTCAACTGAGGTATCTGGCGTTGACTCTTGGTTCTCAACAAGCTGGATGTATAAGAAAGTGTCTACCCTTGCTCCTTACAGTGTTCCTACTCTTGAGAACCCTAAGAATACTCACAAGACTTCAATGCCTCGTGGTGGTAACAATCTTTAATTAATTTTCAATTATGTCTTACG